GCTACAAACCGCCGCTGCAAAAACACAGCTCCCTCAAATCTCAAATCCCCTGTAACTAAGTCTGGTACACTTAGAAACCTATCCAAATCTCTCACATTTCTCAAGGTCATATCCCAATGAGTAAGCAGATACTGAGTAAACAAATGGATATTCAATATATCATGTATATCTTTGTGCATGCCTACAATAAAGTCATCACCATAACACACAAATTGAATATAATCAGTTGAATAATAATGCATAATTTGAGCTCGGCGTTCAGGATATTTTTTTTTCTGATGCTTAATGAAGGTAAAAAAAGATGACCCTATTGACCATGAGTCACCATGAGATGTCTCAAATCCTCCTGATGGCATACCCCCAAAAAATAACCTCCAAACTCTCCCAAATAAATGGACTTGCTTAACTGCTAAATTCTTCGCTGTCAATCGGATAAGAGTATACAATATAGCAATCTCAACAGGGCTTAAGATGCATAAATTGTAATAAATTACACACTGGGTAACATATAAAACCAATATAAATGACTTTATATTAGCATCTAATGTCTTGACATCACCATCGCCCCAGCGCATATTTGGATCATTATACTTCAATTGAACACAAAATACATATGCTCCTCCACGCCACCATCGAATACCTATCTTAATCATTTTTCCACGTTCCAATTTCTGGCGTATATTCCCAACCATATAAGACATAAGATAAGATAATAACGACATAATAAAAAATAAACGAGCTTTAACATAATGTTTTTTCTTCTCCTCAGATTGATCATCCAAGGAAGCACGAGAATTTATCTGATACTGCTCTTTCTTAACTGATACCTTTACATAGGGTGATGGATGATCATCTACTTTACCACCTCCTCGTACAATCCCAATTATTTTTTTAAGTCTGGTTTTTGCCCAATGCTCTTGTTCCATTTTTTTCCCATTAACACTAGCTCTAATTATTAGCCCAGGTTCCGGACTAAGCAATGTCTTTGAAGGGCCAGGATTTATCCCTCCAGATGTTCGAGTTCTTACAGGAATAGAGTCAACAAAATTGTCAGAAGAATCAAATGTATGCTTACCAAATTCCTTCCGCACCCCCATGTAATCATACATCATATCCAGCCCTTCTGCGAGCAAAGGTATCTCGACCTTACAATTCTCATTCAATTTATGGCTTGATGTATTGTACTTCTCAATTACAATAGGAATCTTATCAGGATACAAATTTTCAGTTCCAGCATACGAATTTGCTCCCCTAATATCTCCACCAAAGGAACTATTTGTCCAAGACAAACGACGCAATGCTAAAGCCTGCAAACTCGGTACACGTGTCAAGCCAGTATGCGATTGATAAGCATTATTTGTTAATTGATTCTCCCAGTTGACTCCTTTAACTAGCACTCCACCCTTAGCACTTCTAATCTCACACCAGACTTCATTTTTCCACATTGGAAGAGTAAATCTATCTGGAAATGTCAAATATCTAGACCAAAAAAACAAGTCATAACGTTTATAAGAGCAAATTATCTCAGTATTTGGCATTGCAATGTCATCAGGAGGATAACGTAAACATGGAAAAGGCTCTCCAATATCA